TGGTCTGAAAACGATCTGCAAGCGGCGGTCGTTCAATGGCTTCGACGCAATGGCTTCGACGTTGCTGCCGATCAGGGTGGGTTGCGAACGTCCCGGCGTCAGGCTGGCTTGGCAAAGATCGGTGGATTGATAGCGGGTGAACCTGATCTGCGAATCTATCTGGCTGGCGGCAGATTGCTGATGGTCGAAATGAAGACGGCAAGGGGATCGGTGTCAAAGGTCCAGCGTGAACGTCATGCAAAGCTGCGCAGCCTTGGATTCGATATTGAAGTACTGAAGGCCGCGACCCCGGCAGAAGCGGTTGACAAGATCAGCGCGATCATGGCACGGTATGCAAATCAACTTCCCTGTTGATTGTTGAGTATTCCTTGCCGCCCGATACATCCCACTTGTGTCGGGCGGTTTTTTTATGCCATATTCGGATCATCACTGTTGGGGTGTAGGGCTGGATGTCGATTACTCCCCTGAATAACGGCATCCGGCCCGATCCCTCAATGCCCAACGTGAAAGGATAGCCAATGCAAATCAGTATGGAATCGAATATCAAACAGTTTTCGCGTGGGATGGATAAGTTCCAGCGGAAGCAAATTCCATTTGCTATTAAGATTGCGCTGAATGACACGGCCCGGGATGGTCAACGTGCGGTCAAGCGCAACATTGAAAAGAAGTTCATGCTGCGGAACAAGTGGACGGTCAGCGGCGTTCTATATAAACAGGCGACGAAGGCGCGTTTAGTTTCGTCTGTCTATATGGCAGACGGTCGCGACTATATGGAACGTCAGGAAACTGGTGGCATCCGCACACCGCGAGGCAATAGCATATCAGTGCCGCAAGCCGTGCGCCGAAAGAAGTCAACGAAGATTGGCAAGGCAAGGCGACCAACGACGTTACTGAATAACACTGCGAAGTTCTTTAAGGTTGACGTTGGCAACACTGACCCAAGGTCGCGACACCTTCCACCTGGTATTTATCAGCGCATGGGAACGTCAAGCCGCAAGGGTGGGCATAAGCTCAAGATGATGTACGCAAGCGAACCGCGCACGTTGTATCGAAAGCGACTTGGATTTGAAAAAACTATGATCGGAATCGTTCGCAACAGGTTTGATAAGAACTTGCAGAAGGGCATGAATATCGCAATGCGAAGGTCAGCGCGATAAAAATGGGGTCCTTCCTAGAGCGATCCCATGTGGGTATTTCGCGACGGCGTAAGTTTTTTAGCCATAGAATTTTTTAACCACTACACATTCGCAAAGGCTCCCAACATGAAAATCAAAGAAATCGAAATATCAAAGGTCATTCCATACGCCAGAAACCCGCGCAACAATGTCGATGCGGTGGCTGGCGTTGCGGCATCCCTGAAGGAATACGGTTGGCAACAGCCAATCGTGGTTGATAGTGAAATGGTTGTGGTCGTTGGTCACACCAGATTGCTTGCCGCGCAGCAACTTGGATTTGAAATGGTCCCGGTTCATATCGCCTCCGATCTTTCGCCACAACAGATCAAGGCATATCGGCTGGCTGACAATCGTGTGGGCGAGAACGCGACTTGGGACAACGAACTATTAAAGATCGAATTTGACGATCTGGAATCCGATGGCTTCGATTTGGATTTGACGGGGTTCACGGCTGATGAAATAAACAAAAAAGAAGAAGAATATACAACGAACGACGATAATTTTTTGATTGATGAAAATGAAAATAGTGTAATTGTGAAGACTGAGAACGAAAACGAGTGTGCTGAACTTTTTGAAGAATTGAAAGGCAGGGGTTTTAAATGCGAAATTATGAGTTGATATTAAAAAGCGAAATCAGCGATTCGTTTCGGTGTACGAAAGCGGCGAACAGCCTGGACATAGATCAAGAAAAAAAATCTGTTCACAAATTCAATATTTCTGCTGACATAGAAAATGATTTCAATATTGGGTTGATTGTTGGCGCGTCAGGATCTGGTAAGACAACATTCACCAAACACGCTTTTGGCGATGATTGTTTTCAGGAATTACTTGACCCGAAATTACCTGTTATAGATCAATTCCCTGAATCGTTTTCTTATGATGATTGTGCCGCCGCTTTGTCTGGTGTTGGGTTGACTGCTGTCATGTGCTGGATTCGTCCAGCTGTGACTTTGTCGAATGGTCAAAAGGCGAGGGCGGAAATCGCGTTGCAAATGGCAAGCGATTCAAGTGTAATCGTCATTGACGAGTGGACTTCTGTCGTTGATCGAACCGTTGCTAAAGTTATGTCGCACTGCATCCAAAAACACGCCAGAAAAACAAGCAAGAAAATTATTCTTTGCTCTTGTCATTATGATGTTATTGAGTGGCTTTCGCCCGATTGGGTTATTGATTGCAATAAGCAGTCATACCTAGATCGGAGGTTGGAAAGATGTAGCGAAGAAAGGAAAGAAAAACTTGAATTTAAAATCAAGCGCGTCGGCAGGGAAACTTGGCCCTACTTTAGCAAATATCATTATTTAAGCGAGCGACTCCCGGGCGGTCATATAGAAACTTTCGGGTTGTTTCACAATGACGAACAAATTGGCTTTCAATGTTTTGCGAATTACGTTCCTCATAGAAAAGGAACGATAAAACAAATGCATAGCAACAGAACGGTGATTCATCCTGATTATGCAGGCTTTGGTATGGGGATAAAATTGATAAACGAAACTTCTAAAATTATGCATAGTGAGGGATTCGATGTTCGTGCTAAATTTTCGTCAACGCCAGTTTATAAGGCTATGTCGCGGCAAGATTGCTGGAAATTGGATAATATAAACAGGAAAACAAAAATGCTGATTGGCGAAAACGCAAAAAGGCGAAGCGGATTCAGGACGAACGTGAAAACGTACAGCTTCAAATATATTCCAAATGGCTGATAACACTCAATCCGCCGACACAATGGCAAAGCTGCTGGATATATCGCCGCGCAGATTGCACCAGCTTGTCGATATGGGAATCATGCCAAAAGAGGGGCGCGGCAAATATCCGTTGGTCAAATGCGTTCACGCATATATCCATTATTTGCGCGACATCAGTTTAAAGTCAGACACGAACGCGCCTGATGGCAAGATCAGTCACAAAGAACGATTGACGAAAGCGCAAGCCGACAAGGCGGAAGTCGAGGCGTCAATTGTTTCCGGGTCAACAGTTCCAATCGAAGCCGTCACGCAAACATGGACAAACGCAGCCGCAAACATGAAATCGCGGTTGCTGTCGATCCCGTCAAAGTCTGCGCCGCTGGTCAATGCCGCGCTGACGATTCAGGAAGCGGAGGCAATAATCAAAAAACAAATATTCGAAGCGTTGGAAGAATTATCGCAAGGCGAAATCATTGTTGAATTACCAGACGAATCACCAGAACCTGACGCCGTCGATTGAGGCGCTGCGGTCTATCGTTGCGCCGCCGCCCGATTTCACGGTCAGCGAATGGGCTGACTCCGTTCGCCGCCTGTCGCCGGAAGCCAGCGCGGAACCGGGGCGGTGGAATACAAGCCGCGCAGAATACCAGCGCGGCATGATGGATGCTGTCAGCGATCCGGCGGTTGAAACTGTCGTTGTTATGTCATCGGCGCAGATCGGTAAAACTGAAATCATAAACAACATTGTTGGGTTTCATATAGATCAGGATGCCGCCCCGTTGCTATTGTTGCAGCCGACCCTTGAAATGGCACAGGCGTGGTCGAAGGATCGGCTTGCGCCAATGCTGCGCGACACAAAAGCGCTGGAAGGCAAAGTGAAGGATGCGCGGGCAAGGGATTCCGGCAATACAATGTTGCACAAAACCTTTCCCGGCGGTCATATCACTATGGCGGGCGCGAATAGTCCCGCGTCACTGGCAAGCCGCCCGATCAGGATCGTGCTTTGCGATGAGGTTGACCGCTATCCTGTCAGCGCTGGCACAGAGGGCGACCCTGTAAACCTTGCAAAAAAGCGGTCAACAACATTCTGGAACAGGAAACTGATTATGGTTTCGACCCCGACTGTCAAAGGCGCAAGCCGTATTGAGGCGGCTTATGAAGCTTCGGATCAACGGCGGTATTTCGTGCCGTGCGGCGATTGCGACGAATGGCAAATATTGAAATGGGCGCAAGTTCAATGGAATGATGACGAAACGGATTCGGCGGCGTATTGCTGCGAACACTGCGGCGCGTTGTGGAATGACGCGAAGCGTTGGGCGGCGGTTCGGGAAGGCGAATGGCGGGCAACGGCTGAATTTAAGGGCGTGGCTGGATTTCACCTGAACGAAATATATTCACCCTGGGTGAAAATGTCGGATATGGCAGCGGCGTTTCTGGAAATGAAGAAACTGCCGGAAACATTGCAGACGTTTATTAATACAAGCCTTGGCGAAACGTGGGAAGATTCGGGCGAAACGGTTGACGGTTCCGGCCTGATGCTGCGCCGGGAAGCATACGACAAGAACGAATTGCCTGAAGGCGTGGTTGTTCTGACCGCTGGCGTTGACGTTCAGGATGATCGAATAGAAATTGAACTTGTTGGGTGGGGGCTGGACGAAGAAAGCTGGTCTGTCGATTTTACGCCAATATACGGCGACCTGTCGGCACCAGCTATCTGGAAAGAACTTGACGAATATCTGGCGCAGACGTTCGACCACGCCAACGGCGTCAAGCTGCGAATCGCGTCGGCCTGTATTGATTCGGGTGGTCACTACACGCAACAGGTTTACAGCTTCGTCAGGGGCAAGGCGGGGCGCAGGGTTTGGGCGATCAAGGGAATGGGTGGCGGTATATCCCGGCCCGTCATGGGTAAACCGACACGCAATAATATAGGCAAGGTGCCGCTGTATCCTGTCGGCGTCGATGCCGCAAAAGAAATGGTTTATTCACGGCTAAAAATCAACCAAGCTGGTCCCGGCTTCTGCCACTTCCCTCAGTTGCCAGAATATGAATCGGAATATTTCGCGCAGTTGACTGCGGAAAAGATCATCACCAAATACGTCAAAGGGTTTCCAACTCGCGTTTGGGTCAAAACACGCGCACGAAATGAAGCGTTGGATTGTCGCGTTTATGCGATGGCTGCGCTTGCGGGATTGAACGCGAACATGGCGAAGCTGTCGGCAAACCTGAAAGCGGAAACGGCGGAAAAAATCAAGACTATTGCGCCTGAACCAGAAAATGAAGTAAAAACGATGAAGCGACCTAAAAGGAAAGCGCCGCGCCGGGGCGGCGGCTTCGCACAGGGCTGGAAATAAATG